ATCGCCATACGCAAAATAGACGACAGGAGTGTTGATAGTTGCAGTCCTCGTTCCTGACGAGAACCACAAAGTCAACTATTCCATAGTCGCCACATTCGAATTCGTAAACTGCGTACCATTACGAAACGATTCCGCATACCCATACGGAATAAGAAATTCCTTTGCCACGGTCTCAGGACCGACCCATTGCCAAGCAGCGTTTTGGGACCCATCGGGCTCAAAGGAAGTCACACCTTGTGCGTTTATCGAAGACGCACTAACGAAAGACGAGGGAGATACAACAAGGATACGCTGAGAACCAGCAATCGAAGCGAACATCGCAGCGTAGTGTAGCGGCATGGAGAAGTAATTCAGACCATCGGAGAGAGCTCCGATCGCCGAAGATACGTGTCCCCACCCACCATACGGCAAGATGATGCGCTACGAAGTGGCAGCTGCCCTAGGGGCTTGAAGCACCTGCTTGGCCAGGCGCTACATCAAACCTCGAACTGAAGAAAATCCATTTCCGGGAAACAACAACGCATCAGTCTGATACGAACCGGTCGTTTCCTCTGGATTAACATGCTCTTCTTGCATGGGGGAATCATCATCCATCCCCTGGAGTTGGATCGCGCCCTCAAACCAATTGGAAGTAGCCGTGGTTGGAAAGCTATTAATAAGAACATCACGCGGTTTGCGAAATTCCATATTTTCACATGCGCGAATCCAAATGGCAACATCAATCGTCGGAGCTGTTACCTACCCTTGCAGTGGGTTAACAATCACGAGGAAGAAGGTTCCATTTGCGGTTCCAGTGGGAAGAATCGTCGAACTCATGTCGTAGAGAGAGTTCTTTTTAAAAGGAGCACTGCGGGAAAATGGAATTCGCATAATCTTTTTCTGCCCAGGTTCGATATCAAAAACGGTGTTAAGGGTCAACGCAGTAGCGTCCCCAGAAGACCAACCGCTACCAAAAGGCACCCACGCCATCTACAGAGTTCCTCGATGCATCGAAGTACCAAAGGGCTCAACCATGACTTCCATATCTCCTCGCCACCACTCAAACGGAAGTCCAACATAACCAGCAGTCGAAAGCATTCGAATCGGATCGGTAGTTCCCGAACCTCCTGCTTTCATTGCTAACCCAGGAGTTATGTCGAAATGGAGAAGTCGAGAGTCCGCCGCCGCACTCGCAGCCCAGGACACCACTTGGTAACATGTCCACCGCTCGTACAAAGACGAGCAAGCACAAGGATCCGCTTCCGTTCCGCATGCAAGAACTGGATTCTTGTCAAGACGTATTCCAGGAATGAGCTAAACCTCCTCAACGCCAGGATTATCATCGCTCGCGACGGTATTTGGCATTCCTCGAACGGCGACCCCTTTCGAATCAAACTGCGTTCCGGTTCGTGAAAAGCCAAAGAAAGCAGCAATATTCCCAGCAGTTTCCGCTACCGAACTAATGGTCCCCGCGTAACTTCCTATAAAGGGAATCCCTTCAAGCTTCTTCGCCACACCTGCCACGGTATCAGCAACAGACGAAATTGCACCACGCGGTTTGCCCTTCCCTCCTTCCGCAAGGTGGGTAGCCGCTCCGTGAGCCATGTCCTTAAGCTTCCCCTGCATGACGGGAACAGTAAGGACATATCCGGGCATCAACCGTGCGTAAATGGTGATATTTCCCCCAGCAGTGGAATTTGGAATCGAGACTTTCGCAGGAGAAAGAGAAGTCAAGCTTACATTCCACATTGGAGTCGAAATACCATTAAACGGGTTCTCAAGGTAATCATATGGATAAAACCACGGCAAGGTCATAACCACGTCGTCGGCGCACGCATAGTTGATCGTAGAATGGAGATCCACCTACCGACAATTCACCGCGTACACAACTCCCCCGTTAATTGCTCCAAGGGACGCAGCACTCTAATCACCAATCTTCAGGCATCCAGGAAGGGCACTAACCTCCATTGCTCCTGCAACGCCCGGACCCACTGACGTTTTAAACATCAACTGAAGCTCGCCGCGCAAAAGACCGTATCCGCGCACCTTGTCTCCAACGGTCGTTAATCCGAGGAAAGCAGCCCACGGATCAAATGTGAAAACTACTTCAGGAAGTGAGACCGAAGTATTTGGAATATTGAAAATGGACAGCTTCTGAAAGCGCGTAAGAAAATCATTGAGGTCCTGCTAAGGAACAACCTGATTAACAGGAGGCAGCGGTTCAGGTTGGTTACCCAAAACCGCTCCTCCATTCTCAATCGAGCCGACAGCCGTCGACGGCTCAGGAACCGCTACTTGAGCGGGAGCTTCCGAATTCGGAGGCATAATGTTCGGTTGAACTGACATTTCAGTCATGAGACCCGCTTTCCAACTGGTGCGGGACAACCCAGGCCGTAAAAAGACGCTTTCGCATTTCTTCACGGCGCACACCGTAAGACGGTGCGTCGAAGTTCGGATTCCCAAGAAGATTCTTTTCACGCGCCGCCTGAAGGCAGCGCTCAAGTAATCTCGAGTAAAATCCCTCCCCATGAAGCGCAGCTTCACGGAGGGCATTGCTCATTCCAACACACGCCTAATCACTCTCTGAAAGAGTCGAATCGGCGTGGATAACAAGCATTTTCGCAATCGTCTTTTCCGAAATCGGACAGAGGTAACGATTAAGCTCCTCATCGTACTTAAACGAGCGTTTCAAGAAGGAAGCCTCGGCCAGGGTGACTGGCGAAGGAACTTCTGTCTTTGCTGCGCTCGTAGCACGAAGTCCCAATTCCTCTCTCATGATCTTGTAGGGATCAGGCGAAAAGAGGACACCCGGCCTTGTAGCGGCCAACTTATCATCGCCATACGTGCACAAGGCACGATCTGAACGATATGGAAACTTCTCAGGATCAAATCCCTTAAACTCTCCCCGCCTCAACGCCTAACGTCCTTCAACGCATTCAGGTAATAGAAACGAAACCAACTCGGGACGAGCCCGGTAGTAAACGTAGCGATCACTGAACGACATGCAAATTCCATTACACTCCACTGTCCCATCCTGTCCAGACGGATTCCAAGGAGCCTCAAAAACGTCACCTTTGAGCTCATAATGGGTATGCATCAAAGCAAGGACCAACGATTCAACCTCATCAACTTTCAAGCCGAGGACGGAAGAAATAAAACCACACGCTAGCGCAACATGAGTCCAAATATTCCGAGACCAGTTCTTGTCAAGTTTCTCGACATCTTCCTCATCAAGCTTGTCAAGGGAGGGCTAGACAGATGCGAGAAAGGAGACGATCAAGTCGCCACCATCTCCTGACATGTCAACCCCAACAAGACTCTCAAAGAACCGCGGATGCTTCCGCATGAAAAGAAACATAGCCCGCCACCGACGGCGAAGAGCAATGTTCCCTGCGGCAGAAAGAACAGTAAACACCCGGGCAGCTTTTCCAGGTTTTACCCCTTCATCTTTCAGCACGCACCGCGCGAAAAAGACTGGTATGTTTCCTCGTGCAAGGACTTCATCAATCGCATCTGCACGCTTCACCATTTCAGGACTCATTCCAGCAACATCACCCTCACGAGCGTAGTGGAGAAATTTCTTTTGGTTAAATGGAGGTCCAACGGAAGTTTTCGGATTTATCGGATTAAGGAAGTCCTCCCTCTTACCAACAATCGCCTCATGTTCACTGTACTCACGGTATCCTTCCCTGTCAAGGAACTAAACACCGGAGACAAAGTCACAAATTGCGACAAGAGCTACTTCGAAAGAAAAGCCAGTGGTCGACTTCGCAGACAAGAGAGTATCTTGCCACGGAGACCACCACGCACCATTCCTCATTTCACCCTTGAATATTGGAGGACGCCAATAACCCCTTTCTCCACACCACTCCTCTTCAAAGTCACGAAAGAACTCGGCAGTAATCGTCGGACGAACTTGCGTTTTCGGGGTAGAGCCAAAGGGACGGGGATTCATCTCTCCAAGAGGCATCATAACACTTCCACGCGCCAGCGCAGTGCGTAACTCGGACTTCTCAGGCAAGGCGGAAAACTTCGGAGCCTCTTCCTTCGAAAACAAAGAGCCTATGTGTTCAGCTCCTTGGAAGATAACTCCCATTCGCGCAGAGGCCGCCCGGAGAGCCACCTACGTCAACGGCTCACTAAGCGACGTCAGGGCACTACCAACCTCAATGAGGCCGTAATGCACCGAGCGTGCAAACCAAGTCTTCCCAATGCGCCCAGCGTAAATGATTCCGCAATCCCCAGGAAGGGTACGATAATTCGTCGCCAGAATTGGTCCTTTAGGCATCGACATCATCCAATTCCTCTCGCAGACAATATCGCGATCTGGGTAAATCAAGCGAACCTCATCGAAAGTCGTTGCCTAAACATCGCCAACCATCGGAAAGAAATGACCACACCCCTTCATAGCAGGAAGCTCAGGGACTCGCACGAGAAGAAGTTCATTCGTTCCAACAAGCGCAGAATTCAATTCTGTAGGTCGCAACGGAAACTATTTCATTCCATAAACAACACTCCCAATCGTGCCAACGGGACAAAGATGCTGTGGGTAGCAGACCACGCCATTTGAAACAACCACACCTAAGGCTTTCGACTTCCCATCAATGTAGACGTAAGAACCACGAATGACTGCAGCCATCTCGTCAAAAACAAACGTTGCGGACTGCGAAACCGGATTGCTAGGGGAAAAGTTCACGGCAGGACGCATCCACGCCAGTGGAGTCCCAAGCCAAGAAGGAACTGTTTCTCGGTCACCCTGTAACGTCATTTCATGCCGACGCGCAAGCTTAACAATGATAGAAACCACCGCTATGCCAGCACCTGCAACAGCACAAAATTTTAGTCCAATCTTCGCCATCTCCGCCATGCTCTTCCTCCGTAGCTCTGAATAGACCCTTTCCGCCACAAGACGAGGCCCATAAGCCATTACCTCATAGGCAGTAGACTTCGCTCGCATGCAGTTGTAAAAACATCGGGCTGGAATGTCTGGGGCGTATTCAGGCTCTTCGCGAATTGTCTCAAGACGAACCTAAGGTCGCGGAGGAAACTGGTAACTCTCCTACGGGAGGTTTCTCTTCAGAAACCAACCCTGGAGCTACACCTCTCCATCACCTGGTCGAGAGTCCTTGATACCTGCTCGAAGAGGCCCGATATAAGAAGGAAGGTTCTCAACCATCGGCCTCGAAACACATCCACATTCCCTATCGGTCGGAAGACCACAAATCAGGCACCTCGCTGTTCCACTTGCAAGCGCGCGTGTAAGCAAACTGCGCTGTCTTTCCATATGAGTTCGAAACTCACGTTTAAGAAGAACGCAAAAAGCAGGAAACGACATGATGATCGGATCACCATACGGCATAGTTGCAAATGGAGCGTCTGCACTCCAATTAGTTGTGTCAAAACGCTGAACTTCCAAATCCCAAAGGTCATGGGAGAAAGCACTCGTCGCACGATCTAAATCCATCTCACCAGCTGAGTTTGCATACTAAGGTTTCGCAACCACCTTGACACGCAGCGGAAAACGCCTATGAAATGGCAACGGATCATGACAAATTCCTTTCAACTAAGCATGCGCATAATTCGAACAGTAGGTAACAAAAAGGGGATTAGCCCTAATCTTCCCTTTCAATTCAACCGCTGCACTCTCAACAGGAAGTGGAGTGTTATTCACGACGTCAACGACCGTCTGGAAATGAGTGGGAATGCCAGCCTGTGGAGGAGCAACTGACTAGTCAATATCATCCATTGCAATGTGCCACTGTCGGTGTGTCAAAGTATCCTGAAAATTGACCGCAGTCCGCCACTTGTATGAGCCAGTACTCGTTGGATCAAATCCATTGTCCTCAGCTATCACTTTCGCAATAACATCGGCCATATTTGACTTCCAAGTTCCTGCAACTCCATACATAAAAATTGCGAACGGAGCAACGCGCATTCCAGAACCAACAAGCTCATTCTACAACGTTTCTGAGAATCTCCTTGCATTCTCCAAAACAACACGGACCATCTAAGTTGACTTCTTCTACGACTCAAGCCCAAGAAGAATCTCCTCACCTCGCCCAATAAGGCCTCGAAGTCCATCAATATACATTGATAGATGCAGCGCTTGATTCCACCAGACCGGAAGGCCAGCTGCATGTGCTGCCTTAAAAGCATCAGCAGATTCCTTCCCATTGCGGGCCGGAGAGGTAAGCAAGGTATAG